GTAATTGTTGAGATAGACGGAAGACGATATATCCTCCCCAAGCATATTGCCCTGCTGCTTCAGAAGACCGGAGCAGCACGGGTGGTATGTGAAACCGCGGTAAAAAAAGACTATGAAAGGAGGGCGGCAAATGAATTGGAGAGCAGTGGAAGAGGGGACGGCTGAACCCGTAACTTTAACCGAAGTTAAGGCACACCTCAGAATCACGCACTCTGAAGAAGACACTCTGTTGAATTCCCTGATTGCAGCCGCCCGATGCAATGCGGAAGACTTTACTAGACGTTCCCTGATAACCCGAACAGCCGAGGTTTTGCTTGACGAATTCCCCGAAGATGAAATCTGGTTGCCCTATATGCCCATTACCTCAGTTACGAGCATTAAGTATACTGACTACGAAGACATCGAGACAACACTTTCAAGTTCAAAATACATCGTAGATACCTACTCAAGACCTCCGAGAATCGTTTGCGCATATGGTGAAACGTGGCCGTCGGACACCTTAAGACCCATAAACGGAGTTGCCGTCAGATACGAATGCGGCGGGGATGTACCCGATCCTGTGAAGCAAGGGATTTTGATGCACGTTGCTCACCTATATGAGCATCGCGAAGCGGTCTATACAGGATATACGGTCATAACCACTATGCCAATGGGCTTAGAAGCTCTCTACTGGCCGTTCAGAGTCTGGGGGTGGTGATATGTTTGCCGGAGAACTCCGACACTATGTCACCATCCAATCTCCAATCGTGACTCGTGATGATGCTGGCGGAAAGGTTGAAACCTGGACGACAACCGCGCAGGTATGGGCTGCCATCGAACCTCTCAAAGGAAACGAATTTCTTCAAGCCAAAGTAACTAGCGAGGTTGAGACTCGAATTCGGATCAGATCACTTTCCACGGTAGATGAAACCATGAGAGTCTACCACTCATCTGGAACGTACAGGATCATCTCTGTCATCGATCTCAAAGAAAGAACAGAAGAGATGCATCTCATGTGCAAGAAGGTGGAGTGATGAGCAAGATGAGCGTTAAAATCATTGGGGATAAAGAGCTTATGGCCGCAATCAAAAAACTTGCAGATGAAGATGTTTTAGAAGCTCTTTACCAAGCCTCGGACAAGGGCGCCGATATTGTTTTAGCATCCGCACAAGCCAAAGCTCCCAGATTGAGCGGTGCATTAGCGCGAGGGCTTGTGAAACGGAAGAGCGCAAAAGGCAAAAAAGGGACTTACGCAGAAGTTGGTTCTTCCAATGAAGCAATGGAAGCCGGGCAAGTACACACGAAAGATGGGCGTAGTGTCTATTATGGAATCTTAGTAGAATATGGAAGGCCCGGAGTCCCCGCCCATCCCTTTCTTCGCCCCGCCCTAGACGAGAACGAAAGTAAGATCAACGAGTTATTCAAGAAGGCACTCGAAGAAGCGGTTGACAAAGTTGACACGGGGGTGAGCTTATGATTGAAAAAGGTCTTTTAACCCATCTCACAACGAGCATCACAGCCACAGCAAGCTCAATCTATGCTCAAGTCCTCCCCCAAGATGCAGACTTCCCCGCGATTACGTACTTCAAAGTATCGGCTCCCAGACACTACTATCATGAAGGGCAGATCTATGCCGAGCCTCGGGTACAGATAGATTGCTGGGCTTATGGATACCTCGAAGTCAAGAATCTCGCTGAACAAGTCAGGGTGGCACTATCGGGTTATACAGGAACGTACGATTCAAAACAAGTAATGTCATGCTTTCTAGTCAATGAAACTGATGTATACGACATGGATACAAAGCTGTACAGAGTCATCATGGATTTTCGATTCACAATCAAGGAATAAGGAGGAATTAACATGGCCAGTTCAGGAGTCGCAGCATTTGGAACGACCGTAAGTCCTTCGGCTGGGGAGATAACTAGCATCTCCGGCCCGGGAATAAGCACCGGAGAAATTGATATAACCAATCACAGTTCATCAGATGATTTTAGAGAATTTGTTGCTGGTCTTATGGATGGTGGTGAATTTTCAATAGAAGGAAACCTCACAGCCGACATTGTAACTGGAATTTACGCTGATCTGATATCAAGGACCTCAAAGAGTTATACCATCACGTTCCCTAACAGTCTGACATGGACATTCACAGGATTTCCAAAGTCATTCGAAACAAGCGCACCAGTTGATGGAAAGCTCGGATTCTCTGCAACGATCAGAGTCTCGGGCAAGCCTACACTCGCGAGTACCTAGGAGTGATTGAATGGGAATTATTAAGGCCATTCCAATAGATCTTGATAGGCCACGAAGCATCTTGTTCGATATGAACGCTCTTGCTGAACTGGATCAGCAGATAGACGAATCACCATTTTCATATATTGCAAAGGCAGGGCGTGATTTGCAGCATGGTAGAGTCAATGTATTGAGGGTGCTCTTGTGGGCCGGGCTGATACATGAAGATCCTAAATTAACCATCACTGGTGCGGGAAAGCTCATAAACTTTGACAATCTCGAAGAAGTTGGAACTGCAATAGTAAAAGCACTGCAAGAACACCTCCCTGATTCAAAAGAAGAGCAAGCCCCTTTAGTGAATCAGCCAAGCAAGTTAAAATCAGAGATATCTGGGCTTATGGAAGAGTCACACTTGGAATCTCCGAAAGTGATCTCAGAAGAATAACTCTCCGCGAACTTGACTGGCTGATTCAAAGGCATGAAGAGGACGAAAAGAGGGCAGACGCACGATCTGCCCTCATTGCTTTTGTACTCGCAAACACCTTCAGGGATAGAAAGAGAAAACCGTACAAGATAGAAGATTTTATGTTGACTGGTAAGAAGGAACCAAAAAAGAAGCAAAGCATAGAGGACATGATAACTATGGTAAAAATTTTGAATGCAGCTTTCGGTGGCAAGGTGGTGAAGAAAGATGGCAGTAGCTAATCTCTTAGTCAAGATTGGTAGCGACATTTCACAATTTCAAGATGGGATGAACAAAGTCAGCTCGACTATGCAGAAGACAGGTGCCAAAATGACTTCGGTCGGAGATGCTTGGACAAGATCCATCTCTTTGCCACTTATCGCAATCGGTGGATCAGCAGCCGCCGCTGCTATTGCCGTAGATGAAGCATATGACTCAATAAGAGTGGGCACGGGCGCAACTGGCGAAGCTCTTGAGCGTCTCAAAGAAAGTTTTGACACTGTATATGGGAACGTCCCGGCTTCCACAGAAGAAGTTGCTAATGCGATAGGAGATCTCAATACAAGGCTTGGTTTGACTGGTACCACTCTCGAAGATCTCTCAACTCAAATGCTCAATCTTGCAAGGATAACTGAAAGCGATGTGGGTTCGGTTATTCAAAGCACAACAAGGGTATTCGGAGACTGGTCGATAGCAACAGAGGATCAGAGCAGTACGCTAGACTATCTTTTCAAAGTTGTACAATCCACAGGAGTTGAGATCAACAGCCTTTCAAACAAAATGGTTCAATATGGTGCTCCGTTGAGACAGATGGGCTTTGAATTTGAAGAAGCGGCTGTTCTTATGGGAAAGTTTGAAAAGGAAGGAGTGAACACCGAGCTGGTTCTCGGCTCACTCAGGATAGCTTTAACCAGGATGGCACAGGAAGGCGTTACCGATGCTTCAGCAGCTCTGGAACAGATAATCGAAGACATTGAAAATGCGGGAAGTGCAGGAGAGGCTAACGCGATTGCACTCGAAGCCTTCGGGAGTCGAGCCGGTCCGGATATGGCGGCCGCCATCCGAGAAGGAAGATTTGAGATAGACGAACTCATTAACACTTTGAACGAAAGTGGCGAGACAATTAACAAAGCAGCAGAAGAAACTATGAGTTTCAAAGAGCAAATGGTTCTTTTGAAGAACAAAGTAACTCAAGCCTTAGAACCTTTAGGTGCGACCCTTCTTCAAACCTTTGATAGAATGTTTCCAACCATAGAGAAAGCGATAAACTTAGTTGGCAAGCTCATTGAGGGCTTTTCAAACCTTCCTGAACCAGTTCAGAACTTCGCTCTAATCTTTGGAGGTATCTTCGCGCTTGGTGGTCCTATGCTTTCGGGAATAGGAAGATTCACCACGGCAGTTTCTGGCCTCATACCAATGTTCTCAGGTGTTGCAACAAAACTCGGAGGAATTATAGGAACTGCGGGCCCTTGGGGCTTGGCTATTGCAGGTATTGTTGCTGGAGTTGCACTAATAGTGACTAACTGGGAAACCATCTCCGACTTCTTCTCGGATCTCTGGGAAGGGATTGCAAACATTACTTCAAAAGCTTGGGATGGAATCAAGTTTGTTTTGACTGCTGCTTGGGAAGGTTTAATCGCGAGCGGGGAAGTTCTCTGGAATGGTTTCAAGGACTTCTTTGGTGGCTTGTGGGAAGGAATTAAAGACATAACGGCCAAAGCATGGGATGGTATCTCAAACGTTGCATCTCAGGCGTGGGAAGGAATCAAGTTTGTTTTGACTGCTGCTTGGGAAGGTTTAATCGCGAGCGGGGAAGTTCTCTGGAATGGTTTCAAGGACTTCTTTGGTGGCTTGTGGGAAGGAATTAAAGACATAACGGCCAAAGCATGGGATGGAATCAAAGACATGCTCGGCAAGGCGTGGGAAGGCATCAAGAGCCT